ATTAAAAGCAGAACTTGGTAAAAACACGGGTAATTGGATGACTGGTTGTGGTCGAGACTCAGGGGGATGGGATGTAAAAGTAGTTATTACCATCACCAATACAATTGCAATAAGTTCTATTTCTGTAAACGCAGCAGATAATAAATCCGCTTTCAGCTTTGCCGTTTATTATCGGTAAATAATCACTTGAGCCACATTTCGGAACACATAAATTAGCTGTCGGTTGTCTTGGTGGATGTCAAGGTTATCCAAATACTGCGTATACTTGTGTTTGTTCCTTTTCTGATTGCAAATTTCACATCAGTATTACCTACTATTAAAAAGGCTCCGACATTGTTGACTGCATCATTATGTACATAAGGGATACAATAAACATCGGTATTACTGGTCCCCATGCACCACGTATGTGCATAGTCAATCATAGCAACATCTACATCGGCTACATCGAGAGATATGTTAAAAGACTGTGTACCAGCAGCTATATCAACGGTTGGGTGGAAGCACTGCCGGTATAGCGGCTTACCCATCCACGTACCTATCTGTCTCTCTTCCTCAGAAAAGTGTTCACCTAAATTGCTATTTTGCTATTTAAAAAAATAATAAGAAAGGGGGAAAGCCTCATGAATAGAAATGTATTAGTTTTAAAAGATGCCACAGAAATAACCATTGTCAATGATGACGGCATTCATAACATACAGATTATTGTTGACAATCTGTCAGAACTTGGAACATTATGGGACAAGCTCACACCCGATAATCTGTCAACAGTGGCAATCAAAGATTTCGATGGGGTTGTGGTAGGAAACTACAACAATATGGTCCTGTGCAGTCCGGCTTTCCGGTCGGTAGATAAAACCGAAGATGGAAAAATCAGTGCAACATTTGGAATCCGTGGTAAAACGGAATTGGAACTGTTAAAGGAGCAGGTAGCAGCCATGAGTGAAACTTTAAGCGTACATGATGATGCGATTGGAGATATGGGAGCCGTCATAAGTGCCGTAGCGGAGGCTACAGAAGGAGGGAAAGCATAATGGGACGTTACTATGGTCTGAAAATCAGGAATAATGAAATGACACTGGAGAAAGTTCCCAGGCTTTGGAAAACAATGACTGAAAAATGGCTGGAACAGAATCCGGCGGATTGATGGAGGAATCTTGTGCCAACGGAAGTCATAGTTGCATTAATTGGACTGCTGGGAAGTGCGACGGGCACGTTTACCGGAATCATGGTGTCAGCCAAATTAACGGCATATCGCTTAAGCGAACTGGAAAAAAAGGTAGAAAAGCATAACACAGTCATTGAACGGACTTACAAACTCGAAGAAGCGCAGGCTGTTATGCAGGAACAAATCAAGGTGGCCAATCATAGAATTGGAGACTTAGAAAAAGAAAGAGAGGAATGATGATGAAGAGCATAGACTGGACAAGAAAACTGACAAGCCGGAAATTTTGGGCGGCCGTAGTTGGTTTTGTAAGTCCGATTATGGTGGCAGCAGGGGCGGGAGACAATGAAATCACCCAGGTGACCGCTATCATCATGGGGGGAGCCACACTGATAGCATACATAATAGGAGAAGGGTTGACGGATGCGGCAGCCGCAGGAAAGGAACCGGAGACAGAGGAGCGGGTGGCGACCAAATAGCCGGAGGTGGTCCGAAATCTAATATGTAACAAGTCAACAGGAGGGGAGGCAGAGGGCTTCCCCTTTTATGCATAAGGAGGAAATTATGATTGATAATGCATACGCAAGAGGACAGAAACTGTTATGTGGCGATTATAGCCAGTACACACCTACTGGAAAGTCTTATTTCACCAAAAAAGGCAGATGGTTTTCTGTACCTAGAAGGGGAGATATCGTCTATTTCTATTATACATCTCTGGGCCGTGTCGGGCATGTGGGTGCTGCCGCAGTAGTCGAAACCGATTACCAGAACCGGACATTTGAGTTTGTCACGTTTGAGGGAAACACATCATCGGGAAACGCAGGGGACCGTAATGGAGGATGCGTCGCCCGGCATACCTATAAAGCATCCTTTGACGCAGTGGGAGAAACACAAAAAATCAATGGATTCGGGCGCCCCATGTACAGTATGGATACCTGTACGGTGGATGAATTTATCAACGTATTGGAGGGAGAGCTGGGATACATTGAAAAGGAAAGCAATAAAAACTTGGATAGTAAGACTGGGAATCCAGGGGATAAAAACTATACAAAGTACGGGAAATGGTATGGGTATACCCCTGCATATTGGTGCCAGCAGTTTATATCATGGTGTGCATACGAAGCCTGCCGCCAGCACATGGAGAAAACACAGACCGGGTGGGAGAAACAGCCAGACGGAAGCTGGAAATACTTGCGGTATGGCACATACATCAAGGATGAATGGGAGCTTATCAACACCGCGGCTGGGGCTCAATGGTTTGTATTTGATGGTGCCGGTACAATGATAACGGGATGGTTCGGGTCAGATGAACAGGGCTGGTACTACATGAACCCGGATGACGGGGCCATGCTGGCGGCCCAATGGTTTGAAGTCAAGGGAAAACATTATTATGCAACAAAGACAGGGGAAATAGCAAAGAATGTGTATGTGAAATCAACGGCTCCAGGAATGTATTGCTGGGTAAATGGTTCGGGAGAATGGGTAAAAGAGTGGGATACCACCATGCCGGACCTGCAAACATATGGCCTGGCAGAATAGGGGGAAGAAATGACAGTAGGGGAATTAATAGAAACAATCATCCGGCTGAGAGGACGCCAATACGGTGAGGATATCATGATGGGATGGCTCAATGAGATAGAGGGCCAGGTGATTGAAGAGATAGTGAACCGGGCAGAGGGATACAATGTGACATTTAAACCGTTGTCTTATGACCTGGACGCGGAAAAGGAGCTGACCATACCAACGCGCTTCCAAGACGTGTATATCCATTACATGCTTTCTAAAATTGATTATCACAATCAGGAAACAGAACGGTATAACAATGATGTGGTTATGTACAACAGCGCATATGATGCGTATGCGGCATGGTTCCGGCGTGAGAACCGACCAAAGCGCGGAGCATCATTTTCAAGATTTTAGGAGGTTCTATGGGACGATTGCCATTCCTGACTATGGCCCCAAAAGAAAACAGCCGTCAGATAGGTAACTTTCTGGGGCTGAATACGGGGACGGTCATAAACGAAAATGAATTTGCCGACATGCAGAACATGTCCTCCGATGATTTTCCGGCCATCTCTACACGGAAGCCCAGGGGAAAAATCATCAAGAACCTGACAACGCCTCACGGCCTGTTTTATAAAAACGGCTTGGCGTATGTGGACGGTACAGAGTTGTATTACAAGGATAAAAAGATTGCAGATGTGACAAGCACGGATAAACAGATAGTGGGCTTGGGCGCGTTCCTGGTTATTTTTCCGGATAAGATAATGTATAACACCTCGACCGAGGAACTGACCAACCTGGAGACAAAATGGTCTCAAACCTCGTCAGCTACATTTGCTCAGACAACAACTGGGTCAACCATGGTCAAAATCAGTTGCACAGGTATAGGGAAATCATTCCATCAATTTGATGGAGTAGAGATAACGGGATGCACAAATGATGCATTCAATAAAACCACGGTCATACAGGAAAAGGCGGACGATTACCTCGTAATTATTGGTAACCTATCCGAATCATTTAGCCAACCATCCGGCCTCACCATCAGCCGGAAGGTTCCCGATATGGATTATATCTGTGAGAATGGAAACCGGATCTGGGGCTGTTCAAGTAAAAACCATGAAATATACGCAAGTAAGTTGGGAGATCCGGCAAACTGGAATGCGTTCGAAGGGATAAGCACGGATTCCTACGCGGCGACCGTGGGCAGTGATGGAGATTTCACCGGCTGTCTGTCCCATCTTGGATACGTGCTGTTTTTTAAGGAGGACGCTATACACACCATCATGGGTGATAAGCCAAGTAATTTTCAGATTACAACTGTCAGCCCGGCCAGAGGCATTGCAAAAGGCTGTGAAAACACGGCTTGTGTGGTTGATGAGACATTAATATACGCGGCCCGTAACTGCATATGCAGCTATGACGGTGCCAATCCATCCAGCATATCAGATGCCATAGGGGACTACAGAGTATCCCAGGGCGTGGCCGGGCAGTATGATGGAAAGTATTACGCCTCCTTGGAACGGAATGGAAAATGGGCCATGTATGTGTTTGACCTGGAAAAAAACTTGTGGCACAAGGAGGACGGCTTGCATGTACGGTTTATGTCGTATGGAGAAGGTGAACTGTACTATATCGACATAGACGGAAATCTTTCAACTGTGGCCGGAAACCGGGAAGAGAAAATAACGTGGTACCTCGAAAGTGGGGACATGCTGGATGGAAGCGTAGAATTCAAGTATTTAAAACGAATCCTGTTCAACATGAAATTGGAACCAGGGACAGAGGTGGATATCCTGCTGCAATATGATGAACAGAAGGATTGGGAGAAAGTATACACCTATACGGCTGCTTCATATCGTACCTATGTCCTCAACGTGATTCCACACCGGTGCCAGAAATACCGGTATCGCCTGGAGGGCAGAGGGGCGGCTACGTTGATTGCTATAGGTAAATATGTAGGTTATGGGAGTGAGAGGCATGGCAGTTTTTAAACCGCTGGTGCTGGACCAGGATGAAACAGATATGAGCCAGGTTATGAGTAAACTGTATCGTTTCAGCCGGGATTTAAAATATACGTTGTCGAATCTGACCCTGGAGGACAATATGGATAATTCAGTCCTGAAGGTCCTGGATAGTCGAAAGAATAAAACTAGAGAAATAAGCTTTAGCAAAGACGCCTTGACCATTGATTTGCTGGACTATGAAACCGGGATGCATACAAGCCTGGAACAAACCCGTGAAAAGATATCGCTTCTGGTAGATTCCGGGGACGTGGTAAATACCATGCTGTCACGGATGGAGCTGTACGGGGAGCATATCACCCTTAAGACAGGACAGGTCATCATACAAGCTCAAAACATGACCCTGGATAAAGCGGGAAATGCGTATTTTTCAGGGGATATCATAGGTGGCTCAATCAACATAGATGGGAAATTTATCGTGTATCCAGATGGAAGCTGTTATGTAGACGGGGCATTCACAACAGAAACATTAAACCCTCCAAATGGAATATATGCTTATGAATTGGACGTATACAATGATGATGACCGGATAAATACGGTCACGGGAAACATAGCGTGCGCCGATGCCTATATATCGGAAACCCTTACATGCAGAAGAGTACACCAGACATCAGACAGACGGTGTAAGAAATGGATTGAACCTATATCTGACCAGGAAGCGACAGAAGCATTAAAGGCAATCGTGCCAACGCGATACACGTTTATTGATAGCGGCCGGGCTGGTATTGGCTGTATTGCCCAGAATCTATATCGTAAAACAGAGGCAGGACGCCTTCCAATGGTTGTACGACATGGAAAACACCTGGCCCTCCCATACAGCAGCTATGGAGCCATCTATACCCGAGCAATCCAGAAAAACCAAGAGAGGATAGGAGCAATAAAACAAGAAATCAAAGAAAGAAAGGAGCGGATCCGTGTCAAGCTTTAAAGTGCCGGCACTGGGCGGTCAAAATCCTGATATTAAGAAGGTATATAGCTATGTTCGGTTGCTGAACCGCCAATTGGAATATACCCTGGGAAACCTTACGCCAGAGGACAACTTCACGCAGGAAACGCTTTTAAAGTATCAGGAGACGGATACAACCATTGCACAGCTTGAGGTTACTATGGATGGATTTCTGACCCAATTCAAGGACCTGAAAAATGACTTGGAAACCGGAATCCGAGTGCTGAATGGTGAAATTTCTATGAAGGTAAGCGCAGGAGAACTGTGTTCAGAGATATCTGCCACTACGGACACTATCACATTCAAGAGCGGTTATCTTATCATAGACAGTAACAATTTTAAGTTATACAAGGATGGAACCGCTCAGTTTTCTGGAACCATTAACGGCGGTTCCATCAACATCAATAACAATTTCATTGTAAGCAAAAGTGGCGCCGTTACTACCAAGGCAATTACCTATTCCGGGCAGATAAGCGTTAATGGGCTGTTGTACTCCAACTATATGCGCATTGCGGGAAATGCCAATGTGGAAGGTTCCCTTACATGCCGATATCTAAATGCGACCTATGATGTATCCTGCGAGGTTCTGACAGAACGGTCGGACCGGCGCTTAAAAGAAAATATAGAGGAGATACCCGACCAGACAGCTCTTGCGCTTGTCCTGGGATTCAGACCAGTCACATTTACCTATAAGGATTCGGGAAAGAGAGGAATGGGACAGATTGCCCAGGATTTAGACGAACTCCAGAAAAGACTGGGTACAGACCTGCCCTTGGTGGACCACGGAGGGGAATATCTATCAATTCCATACAGCACAAATAGTGTTTTGTATGCCGGGGCCATCCGGGCCCAACAGAGAGAATTGGATGAACTGGAAAAGGAAATAAACCGAATGAAGGAGGAAAATATATGGTAAAGATTGCATTTGAAGAAGAAAAAATCAATATGGCTCTGATGCTGTTAAATCAACTGCGGGTGGAAGGCATACAGCAGGCGAACTTCCTTTTGTCCATAAATAATATATTGACCAACGGAGAAAAAGTAGATGAGGAAGAAAAGGTAGAAAAGGAAGGAGGAAAATAATATGGCAGTAGCAAGCATTGTGGACTATTTGAAAAGTAAAGGACAGGACAGCTCCTATAACAATCGAAAAAATCTCGCAAGCCAGTATGGAATTACCAACTATGCCGGAACAGCCGCCCAGAACACAAACCTGTTGAGGGCATTGCAAAGCGGAAGTAAAGGAAGTGCAGCCAGTCCACAGGCAACCAATCAGGCAACAACAGGAAGCAATGTAACCATAACGCCAGTAAACAATGCAAGTGCCGAAAACAAAAACAGCCAGTACTTGACTGGATACCAGTACCAGAAGTATACGCCATCGGACAGAGTAAACAGCTATGCAGATAAGCTGGCCGACCTGGAGGACGATAAACCGGGGGCCTATGTGAGCAAGTACGACAGTCAGATAGACAGCATTGTAAACAGCATCCTGAACCGGAAGCAATTCGACCCCAACAGCGTGTATGATACGGATTTATATAAAAATTATAGAGAACAGTATATGCAGCAGGGAAACAAGGCCATGCGTGACACGATCGGTAACATATCCGGAATGACAGGCGGATATGGATCGACCTATGCCACAGCAGCCGGCCAGCAGGCATATGATAACTACATGAGCCAGCTGGGAGACAAGACCATGGATATCTATGATAGGGTGTATCAGCAATACCTTAACGAAGGTCAGGAACTGTATAACCAGCTTGGAATGGTCAATAACCAGGACAGCATTGACTATAGCAGGTATAGGGATACGGTCAACGATTACTACAACGACCTTAATTATTATGCCGGACGGTATGATAGTACATATGCGCAGGACTTTGGAGAGTATCAGTACAACCAGGATGCCCAGCGCTGGGCAGAGGAATACGCATACAAGAAAACACAGGATGCATTGGCGCAGCAGAACTGGCAGACACAGTTTGATTACCAGAAACAGCAGGATGCACTTCAATATGCGCTCCAACAGCAGCAGCTTGCACTGTCGGCTTCCAAAGCCAGGAGCGGAGGCAGGGGAGGGTCACGCAGCGGAGGAACTAAAAAGAGTTCAAGTGCCCAGAAACAAGCACAAACTATACAGAAACAGTCTAATTTGGGCGGAAGGGCATACTACATCTATAGCACCAGACAGAAGTTGGAAAATAATGCAAGCGATGCAGACGTAATGCAGGAATTGTATGACAGAGGAGTGCCGGATGATGAAATAAAGAAAATTATGAAGGCGGCGGGTGGAGATTACGAGGCAGGATTGCAACAAGCAATAGATGATTCCAAAGAAGCCAGAAATGGAAAAATGGGAGGGTTTAAGTCAGACTTGTTCAGGGGAGTTGCAAATAATATGTTTGGCAGATAAAAGGAGAAAATTATGTCAACAAGGAAAAACTATGATAGGTACAATATGACTATATCATCCTTAAAGGAAGATGGAGAAGAAGAGAAGGTCAGCGCAGCGGCAAGGATTTTTGAGAGAAGAAGACAGGCAATTAATCAGGAGGGAGATGTTTCGGAAGATACTGGAATGTCACCGGTAGAGATATTTCGAAGAAGACGGGAACGTCTGGGGGCTGCTACGCAGAAGATACCAAAACAGATGGACGGAGAGCGTAGCGACAAAGAGCATATGCAGCATTCAACAAGCACGATGCAGAGCAAAACGCCGATATTGTCCTCTTATTTGTCTGGAAACCACGAAAGCAGAGGAACATCCTATGCAGCTATCATGCAGGACGAAATAAATAGGGATGCAATTGAGGAAAGAACACGGGAAGCGACTGCCAGAAGAAAAAAGGATGCACAGGAGAGGGAAGCAGCAAAAAGAATACTGAATAAAATAGGATATCAGGATGGATATCAGTTTAAGCGATACATTGACCTGCCTAATGAACCAGACTTTGCCCAAACCGTTGAAAAAGCCAAAGCGAATGACCCTTCGTGGATGGAGCGCGCCCAATTTTGGAAGAAAACATCCAATCCAGTAGAAGATGCATACAGGCAAATGGAAAAGATGTGGGGAAAAGACGGGGCAACCCAGGAGGACATTCGGGAGAAAACCCTAAAAAGAACTATGGGAGTAGGCTCGGAAAGTGATAATATGCTGCGGAAGTATGCCCTTATGACCGAGCGAGAGCGATATACATATGACTATGTATTTGAAAAGGCCGGGAAGGAGGCGGCAGATAAGTACCTGGATAGCCTGCAAGATACAATCAACCTGAGAAGCGCGCAGGATAAATACACCAGAGACGAAACGACCGTACCAGACCCCATGAAGATTCCATACAATATTGGAAAATCATTTGGAATAGGTGCGGAAAGCGCTGTGAAAGGAATCGGACACCTGCCGGATGCAATATTAGGCAGACAGCCGGACTACAACATCACAGAATCCGAATATTACCAGGAGCTGCTAAATAGTCAGGCTGGAGGCGCTGAAAGATTAGCTTACAACCTTGCGTCCGGTCTTGGAAACCTGGCTCCATCTATTGCAATTGCAGCGGCAACGGGAGGCGCAGGAAGCGCTGGAGCCGCGGGAACTATAGGAAAATTTGGTGGAAAACTGTCCGCTTGGGCGGCAAAGGGGGCTTTGGGAAGCGGTATAATGTCAGCTCAAATGGCAGGTCAGACTTATCGGCAGGATATCATGGAAGGGCGTCCGGTTGAGGGGGCCCAGATGAACGCGGCCCTTACTGCCGCCGATGAATATGTAACCAACTGGCTATTGGGCGGTATCGCGGCCTATGGCGGCGGAGCCGTAGGGAAGGTATTAAAAAACAGTAAAGTAGGCCAGGCGGCTAAACAGGGCATATCAAATGCCTTGGCGAAAAATCCGGCAATCCGTAGGGCAGTCCTTGGGGCGGCTAATTATGGTGGCGATATGCTGTCAGAAGGAACTCAGGAGGCCGTGCAGGACCTGACGGAATCCATCAGGAAGAGCATGATATACGGAGACAATCTGGACCTTGCTGGAGACCTTAAAGACCCCCAGACATGGGAAGATTTTGCGCTAGGTGCCTTGACTGCTGGTATCTTGAATGCGCCTGGAGCCATATCAAACAATCGGGCCATAAATCAGTATGGAAAGAGCATCAACCCAGACTATCGTGATTATGTCAATGGCTTGTCAGATATTAAGCCGGAAAGCTACGCAGATCCGGCAGATTATCAGGAAGCATCTAAGCTGAAGCAAATGGCAGAGGAATACGCGGCCAAACAGGCCAACAAGGAATTTGTTTCTAACCGCGAGAAGGCAGAGTATGCGATACGGTTTCAGCAGTTTATGGAAAACACCATGCGTCATAACGAGGAAAAAGCAGCCAGGGAAAACGCTCAGAATAGCCAGCAGGCCACAGGAACGGAAGCGGATGAACAAACTTACACCGAACCAGAAACAGCCGAATACGAGCCGTATAATGAGCCAGAGGAAGCGCCGACCAAAGCTCAAAACCAGACGGAACCAACACAGAAACCAGCAGTGAATCAAACAGTGGCCAGCCAGGCTGTTCCGAATCAGACAGAAGCATATAGAAAGCCATATGGGAAGAATGGCCAGGCGGCATTACAGAAAGGATATGACGGCAGCATTGAGCTGTCTGCCTACAATAAAGCTTTTGGGCGTGCCTACGATGCAGGTTACTATAACGTGAGCATGGATATTGCAGAGCGCTCGGCCATTATGAGCGTACTGACAAATGAACAGTTTGTGGATGCATATAAATCTGGCGCGCAGGATTACAACATGGACAACAATATAGACCTGAAAACCGGCCGGCCCAAAACCGTTCCCCAGGGAATCCCAAGGACTGGAGGGTTGGGAACTGTATCGGAAAGCGCAACTACACCGCAGCGTAAAGTGGCAGAGCATATAGGCAAGATGACCGGTTTAAAAATCAATCTGGTGGATGGGTTGGGACAGACCAACGCGGCCGGCTCTTATGGAAATGGAGAAATCACTATCTCCATTAACAGCAACGATTTCAACGGAACCCTTACCCATGAACTGACACACCATATCAAGCAGTATTCGCCAAAGGGATATAGACTGTATACAGAGATAGCCGTGGAAGCCATCATGAAATCGGAAAACACATCCTTGGAAAACCTCATGGAGAGCTATGAAAACAGGTACGCAGAGGCCGGACAGGAGTTGACCCGGGAGGAAATCATGGATGAGGTTGTGGCGGACGCCACGCAGAAGTTCTTTAATGACCCAAAGTTTATTGATTCTATTGCCAAAAAGGACAAAACGATTGCACAGAGAATCGTGGATTTCCTGAGTGATGTGGTTGATTCCATCAAACAGTTGACGAAAAGCGGAAGCACCAGGGAAGCTGCAAAGGGACTGGAAGAGGACCTGAGATATTATGAGGATGCCAGAGACGCCTGGATGTATGCACTGTCAGACGCCAGCGAAACATACAAAGCAGACAAACAGGGACAGGCAGAGGGGCAGAAGGAACAGTACGCCTTGGAAAAACCAGAATTGGTGACAGATGAAAACATTGAAGAGAATTATGAAAAGGTCAGAGAAATGGATTCGGTAGCGGATTTATCAGGAAACGAATTTGAAAAGGGCGAGAAAGACCTTGTAACCCAAGTTTCTGATTTTTATAAGTCAATCGGAGGAAAAGTGCACAATGAAGTAGTAGGAGACATATATCTTGATAGAGATAGCGTAAAGGATGATATAGGCCATGGAGTAGGACGGGCAAAGGCAATTACATTTGCAGCTGTTCCGGATATATTGAAAAACGGCTATGTATTGGACTATAAAAAGAACTGGAAAAACAGGGGTTATGATTCAGCCGTGATAGGAGCTAAGGTAAATATTTCTGAGGGAAAGTATGCTGGGAAATATTATGGATTGGCAGTTGTGAAATTGTTAGATGATAATAAAATGTATCTGCATGAAGTACACACAACAAAGGCGGAGAGTGTTATGCCGTTCAAGACCCCGGACCTCCAAGGAGGCAAAACACGGAGCGACACTTACACTCTTCCGCCTATCTACAGTATATTCAATAAACTGGTGGATGTCAACGGAGAAAGTCAGCTGGAGAAGGTAAAGCTTCAATTGGAAGATGCAGACATTGA